AACTTAATGAGTGCTTATTTGCCAGGTTTGCATTGCCAAATAACCTTGCAGCCCACTTCTGTTCCCTCTCCTTCTCAATCAATCGTGCTATGTATTCCAATCTCTTTCGCACATGCCACTTATTCGTCCTTTTTATCATCCTAGGCTTCCTCTGAAATTTTCTGTTTTTGAAGAAATCCCGCAACTCATGTGTTTCCGATTCGATGACTTGCAGGAGTTCTTTCCTACTGTCCCCTGGTCCGAGTGAAATATCTTCTTTTATGGCACCTTTATCCTTAGCAAACTCCAGCGGATCATCAGTGAGTGTGTTATCCATACAATCGAATATCTTCACATCATCCCACCAACTCAATTGGAACTTTCTTATTGTCTCCATGTCATTTTTCTGAGATAGTACTTCGAGTAGTTTGTGCTTATCTACAGGTGCTAGGATGTTCGGAAGAGTTTTGTGTCGTTGTCTGTATGAGATGAGGAATGATTGCTTAGCCAATCTAGTCAGATTACTGACTGCCCTTCTGTCAATCCTGCGTGGTGTATGTACTCGCTGAAGGAATTTTTTGACACCTGCCTGTCCGTCAACTTCGGCATAAAATATTAATTTGTGCAATGCCGATATCTCCTGTAAATGTGTTCTTGTTAAAGAAGTACCTTCTCTGATGATCCTGCAAAGGAATGACCCTTCTGGATATTGGAATGACTGTCCCCTGAGCAAGCATACAGGAAGTCCGAAATCGTAATTCTGTTTGGTTATGGTCTTATCTATCTTCCATAATTCCAGCAATGCCTCCATGATTGGTTTCCAATTCATTGCGAAATTTTCATCATAGTCAGACATATTTAATAAAAATCCTTCCAGTCCTTTCATGAATTCAACTTGATGATTGTGGTAACCCTCGTATTGTACAAATTCGATCATAATCCCAAGGATGTTCCGTGCCCAGACATATTCTGAGGTATTTCGTATGATGTCAAGATTGTTCATGATGTCTGAAACTGTGAATATGTAGTCAAAGTAGGAAGATGGCCCACAGAACCAATAACCCAACTTTCCATGATAGATCCTGAAATGTCCACCGCAAGAGAGGATATAAAAGTGATGATCTGGATGGGTCGAATGATATATATAAGTCCCATTTGAGTACATTCTGAATGATGCCTCATCGTTGCTGATGTCAAGTTCAATAGGTGATATTGTATGATTGTTCTGTTCCTTCGCTATATGGATCCTTAATCGCTGTATCATTACAACAAATGATGTATATTCCGAGATCATACTGGGAGGGACCTCGAACGGGACTTTTGTATTTGCAGCGATGCTTAGATCATGTTGCGTAGCCCGTTTTGCGAATGATAAGGCAGCAAGGTTGATGAGTTTCTCCCTCGAGGAATAATTTTGTCTTGCGAATCTCTTGAGAGAACTCATATCAAAGATGAATTCACCTGGCGGAATTCTGTTTTGTTGCCTCAATAGACGGAATGTTTCCTGCAGTGACGACAACTGGCTTGCATGGTGACCATGGACTTTGTTGCAGATGACTTTATCCGTACCCGTGATATAATTCTTTATCTCCTGAGGATAGGGAATCAATGGGCTAGCCAATCGTGCAGGCAATCGGACATCAGAAGGCTTCGTTTTGAATTCCTGCATTGCTTTTCTTTCATGGTAATCTTCCTCTGGTACAATGTCTTCGTAGTCCACAGCAGCGTCAGCCAACTCTTCTGAAACGATATGTTCCCTCAACCCAGGTGCAATATGGGGCAGGTAAATGCTTTGTTTGAGGAGTTCACTGTACATTTTGTAGTAATTTACCTTGATGCGATCGATTGTTAGAATTCTG